TGGCCCCAAGAAGTTTGCTGTTCTCGCAAAGAAGGATGACCAGATAAAACTCGTGCGTTTTGGTGACCCTAACATGGAAATTAAAAAAGATAACCCTGCACGTCGCAAGTCGTTTCGTGCAAGGCATAACTGTGATACTGCAAAGGATAAGTTCTCTGCACGTTATTGGTCATGTAAGAAGTGGTAGCAATGGATAAAGCAAAGTACTTAAACCCAGAACGTAACTACACTGAGAAACAAATTGCTTTCTTGGATGCGATGGCTGGAGAAGCCAAGGGTAACATTAATCAAGCGATAAAGCTAGCAGGTTACGGTGCGGTTTCTCATCGTGATGTTGTGCCTTACCTTCAAGATGAGCTAATTGCTATTGCAGAGTACATCCTAGCGTACAACGGTGCTAAAGCCGCCTTTGGAATGGTTGGCGTGTTAGATGATCCAACAGCTTTAGGGGCTAAGAACTCTGTTGCAGCGGCTAAAGAAGTATTAGACCGTATTGGAATCGTTAAGAAAGAGAAGTTAGAAGTTTCCTCAGAAGATGGCAACGGAATATTTATTCTTCCTGCCAAACGATCTGAAGATAACAATAACGAGGATTAATGAGTCTTTACGACTACATAGAAGATGAAGATATACGGGGTATTGCTGAAGAGTTGTACCCCGAAATCGTTGTGCGAACCCCTAGAGGTAAGGCGTACCGCCCGTACATTTACGACAGGATGCCTTACAAAGATAAAGAAACGGGGCAGGCGGTCTACAAACTACGGCATGATGATTTAAAGATTCTAATTGAAGGTATGCAAGCCTGCCGTAATGGTGTTGCCTACCGTAAAGTTGCAGACTTCCTCACAACTCAAATTGGTTCGCAGTGTTCGTACCAGAAGGTATCAGAAGAATTTAAAGAAATTACCGATAAATTACCTGCGTGGAAAGAGTCGCAAACTAAAGCTAATAACTTTGCAGGTGAAAAACACTTCTCTAAAAACCAAAATAAGGAAGAAAGAGAAAAAACACGTAAGAAAAAGCAACTTTCCCGCAAATTAAGGGATATGGAGCTTGAGTTAAAGCGGATAGTAGCCGAAGAAGCGGTTGAAGCAGGTAAATTAAGCGAAGAAGCATTAGAAAACATTGACGAATACGTCACAGACAAAGGCCGACTCAAGACCAAGAAGCAAATTCAGATTATTGAGGAGAATAAAGAGGCCGAAAAAGCACAAAACATCATTTTTCAACCAAATGAAGGCCCGCAAACAGACTTTTTGTCTGCACCAGAGCGGGAAGTGCTTTACGGAGGTGCTGCAGGGGGTGGGAAGTCATACGCATTGCTCGTAGATCCCCTCAGATACGTTTCAAATGCTAACTTTAATGGTCTCCTACTACGTAGGCGTTCAGATGAGCTAAGAGAGCTTGTGTGGAAGTCTCAGGAGCTATATCCAAAAGTATTTAAGAGCGCAAGATGGTCAGAGCGCAAATCACAGTGGACGTTCCCTAGCGGAGCGAGACTTTGGTTTACGTATTTGGACAGAGAAGATGATGTTTTGCGCTATCAGGGACAAGCTTTTACATGGATCGGGTTCGACGAACTCACTCAACACCCTACTCCATTCTCTTGGGACTACATGCGTTCTCGTTTGCGTACTACAGACCCTAAGCTACCCCTTTGTATGCGAGCTACCACGAACCCGGGAGGTCCTGGCCACGGATGGGTCAAACAAATGTTTATTGACCCTTCACCAGCCAACAAAGCGTTCGTTCCTCGTGATTTAGAATCAAACGAAGAGTTGCGGTTTCCTCCAAACCATTCTAGGGCGGGGGAACCTTTGTTTTACCGTCGATTCATACCGGCAACGCTAAAAGATAACCCGTACTTGTTTCAAGACGGAATGTACGAAGCAAACTTGCTTTCTATGCCTGAACAACAGCGTAGACAGTTGTTAGAAGGTGATTGGACAATTGCTGATGGGGCTGCATTCCCAGAATTTAAAATTTCTGTGCATACCTGTGAGCCTTTTGATGTTCCACACACTTGGACTAGGTTTAGGTCTTGTGATTTTGGTTACAGTTCGTTTTCAGCAGTGCATTGGTTTGCAATAGATCCTGCTTTTGAGACTCTGTACGTCTATAGGGAATTGTACGTATCTAAGCATACGGCAAGAGAACTTGCAACAAAAATTTTAGAGCTAGAGTCTGGCGAAGATATTCGGTACGGAGTATTGGATAGTTCTACGTGGCACAGCCGTGGTCACACCGGTCCATCTATTGCAGAAGAAATGATTGCCGAAGGATGCCGCTGGAGACCATCAGATCGTACTGGAGGTTCTCGTGTTGCAGGAAAAAACAGATTGCACGAGTTGTTAAAATTCAACGAAGAGATAGAACAACCTCAAATTATATTTTTTAACACATGCAGACAAATCATTGCGGATATGCAAGTGATACCGACTGACCCTAAAGGGACAGACGACATTGACCCACGGTACGCATCAGATCACGCATACGATTCTATCCGTTATGGAATCATGTCACGCCCCAAATCAAAAAGTTTGTTTGACTTTGGAAATGATTTCAATAAAACAGGATGGAAACCAATGGACCCCGTATTTGGGTATTAATAGGTGTATAAATGGCTATAGTAGATAAACCTGAGTTTGACGAAGAAGTAGTTGCTCTTGAAGATTCTGAGAGTGAGCAGGAAGATGTTCAGTACTCAGGTTTTGTAGATATCGTTAGAGACAAGTACCAACGGTCTAAGGACCGTCGCTTAACTGACGAGCAACGGTGGTTAGTTTCCTATAAAAACTACAGAGGCGTGTACGACGATACCACTCAGTTTACAGATACTGAACGCTCACAAATTTTCATTAAGATCACCAAAACAAAAGTACTTGCCGCCTACAGCCAAGTAACTGATGTATTGTTTGCGGGTAACAAGTTTCCTATCGGCATTGAAAATACCCCAATCCCCGAAGGCATTCAGGACAGTGTTCATATTGATGTTGCTGTTCCAGAGCCACTGCAGTCAATCTACGAAGAGTTAAATGTAGGGTATACAGGCGACGGACGAGATGTACCTAAAGGTGCTGTCTCTGCTCGTGACCTTGGTCCAATCCAAGAACAAGTTAAAGGCGCAGAAGATAAAATCAAGAGTGGTCCGGGAAACACCATGACTTCTGCTCTTTACGAGCCAGCCAAAGAAGCCGCTAGGCGTATGGAGAAAAAGATCCACGATCAGATTGCAGAGTCTGATGGTAACAAGCACCTACGGTTTGTCGCATTTGAGCAATGCTTGTTTGGAACAGGTATTATCAAAGGACCATTTGCTACTGACGTAGAGTACCCTCGTTGGAATTCTAACGGCGAGTACACTCCAGAGATTAAAACTCGCCCCCGCCTAGAAGCAGTATCTATTTGGAACTTCTATCCTGACGCTGATGCGTACAACATGGATGAGGCTGAGTACGCTGTGTACCGGCACAGAATGTCTCGCTCCCAAATGCGGGAACTCAAAACTCGTCCGTTCTTCCGTGATGAAGCAGTAGAACGTTCTATTCAAGCTGGACCCAACTACGTCAAAGAGTACTGGGAAGATGTCATTGACGACAGTAACTACACTAACGAAGTTAACCGTTGGGAAGTACTAGAGTACTGGGGCTTTATTGATGCAGATGCCGCCCAAGAAGCTGGCTTAGATATTCCTAAAGAACTTAAAAAACAAGATCAGATTCAGATTAATGCGTGGGTTTGCGGAGGTAATATTCTTCGTCTCGTGCTTAATCCATTCAAACCAACTCGTATTCCGTTCTACGCAGTGCCATTTGAGCTAAATCCATATAGCTTCTTCGGCATTGGTGTAGCAGAGAACATGGAAGATACCCAACAGCTAATGAACGGATTCATGCGTATGGCTGTAGACAACGCTGTGTTGTCGGGCAACCTGATCTTTGAGGTGGACGAGACAAACTTAGTTCCCGGTCAGGATCTGTCCGTGTACCCAGGAAAAGTGTTCCGTCGTCAGGGTGGAGCACCCGGTCAGGCATTGTTCTCAACTAAGTTCCAAAACGTATCCAACGAGAACATGATGCTGTTTGACAAGTCACGTCAGCTAGCGGATGAAGCAACAGGAATCCCATCATTCTCTCACGGACAGACTGGCGTTATGGGCGTAGGGCGTACCGCTTCTGGTATGTCTATGTTGATGGGTGCCGCCGCACAGAACATTAAGACTGTCGTTAAAAACATTGATGACTATCTGCTGTCACCGCTAGGTCAAGCAATGTTTGCTTTTAATATGCAGTTTGATTTTGATCCAGAGGCTAATGGTGATCTTGCAGTCATTGCTCGTGGTACAGAATCTTTGATGCGCAATGAAATTCGTTCGCAGAAGCTAATGCAAGTTATGCAGTTGGGTACTAACCCAGCGATGGCTCCGATGATTAAGTTTGACTATATCCTCCGTGAGATAGCCGCATCCTTAGACTTAGACGAAGATAAGATCGTCAACGATCCTCGTGAGGCTGCTATCCAAGCTGCACTAATGGCACAGTACCAACAAAATGCCCCTCAGACCGCACAGGGAGGCCCACAAGCGCCTCAACAGGGACAGGAAGGGTCACCTACGCCAGATAACCAAGCAGGGGTAGGAGCGGGCGCTATGGGGCCAGGAAACGCACCTGAACCGGGTGCTGAAGGATTTAGTCGCCCAGATGCGGCTGGACCGGAGGCTCTGCAGTAATGCAAATTGAAACTGCTCGCAAGTTATTAGCCTTAGTTAACGGTAAGCAGAACATGGAACGGTTAGAGACATACGTCGGTGACCGCTTGAATTATCTGCACACACAATTAGAACAATGTCCTACAGAAGCAGAAATGTATTCACTGCAGGGGCAGATACGGGAAATACGTCGATTGTTAACGCTGAAGGATGAGGCTATCCAGAAAGCGGGAGAAGGTAAGCATTAATGGCAGAAGAGCAGAAAGACGGTTTGATGTCAGAGGAAGTGGGTAAGTCTGTAACGGCTATTCCATTAGATATTGATCCAGAACGGTATAAAGCAATGGAGCTTAGGCTTCAGGAAGTTATACCTGAAGGGGCTTATGAGCTCTACATGAAGAGTGATTCTGATATTAGCGAAGAGTACGCTGATGTAAGAGAAGAAGACCCTGAAGCCTTTGATGCTGTACTTCGTGTTAATACTGACGTGAATCGTCAAGCAATGGACCGATCTCAGTTCTCTGTTGACGAGGCTGTAGCCGATTCACCAATACCAGAAATTGATACGTACTTAATGGAGAACTCTGTCTATCTCAACACAATTCCTCCTGGATTTGAGAGAAAAAAAGATTTAAACGCACGGGCAACTGCTCATGTTATACCTGAATCTCCTACTGTGGATCGCACCCAAAGAGGGCAACTTCCGGGGCTGTCAGAAAATGTTGAACAGCAAGATAGCGTTCGTTTACACGAAACTGTCCACGCTTCTGGTGTTATGGGAGAGTACGATTCTTTAACTACTAAATTGCTAGCAGAAACGGTAGGTGATGAATCCTCTGCGGAAGCGGCTACTACTGGACTTGATTTATACCGAGCCATCTCTAGAGATGATCCGATTGCCGCAAGAGAATCTATTAATTATCTGCTAAAGCAAAAAGTAAATCTATACCTTTATCGTGATGAATTGATTGATAACATGATGCGAGCCATTGATGTCCTAGAAGAGACCTCCGATGGTGGTATTGAGTTGAGTCCAGAGCGTAAAATTGAAATACGCAAAGACATTGAAAAAGAATTTAAGAATATTCCACGCATATTAGAAAACATGCGACTAGAACGTGCAGGAGAGAAAGAACCACCTAAAATGGACGAGGGTGGACTAATGGCTGACCCATTAGTTGTCTCTGAGACTGCGGAAGAAGAAGCAGAGCCTAAGATGGGCATTGGAGATTACATTGAAGGCGCCAAAGAGCTAATCACTGACTTCTCCCCCGCAGGTACTGCACAGTCTATGATTGATGCCGCTGAAGAAGCGTACAAACTTGCCTCTGGTGCCGAAGACGCTAGCCTAATGGATTTCGGTATTGCTGCTATCGGAGCACTTCCAGGCGGAAAGACTGCAACTAAAGTTGTGGATAACGCCTCAAAGATTGCAGACGAGATTGCAGAAGCATCTTTAGAAATCTCAAAACTAGATAACTACGTTCCTAAAAAAACAGTTAAAGCATACAAGCTATTCACCAAAGGCGAAGACGACAACCTGTATCCTTTGTTTGTAGACGCTAACAAGCCGCTACCTGTCGGTGAGTGGATTAAAGCCAATATGCCTGACTATATTTTCCAAGCAAAGAACGGCAGATACTACGTCCCATCTAAAGCGACTGCACCAAAAACTGAAACTGGTAAGAAAGCATTTTATGATACTGGAGAGCGTAAGGCTACAGGTAGTAGTGTGGAAATACCAGATGATCCAGAACTTCGCAAGAAGCTCGTAGAAGCTGGGTTCATTGCCAAAGAAGGTACTAAGAGTGTTAAAGCTGTGGCGGCACGTCCGGGCTGGCATGCGGGGGATGTTCCTATCGCACACCACATCGGTGCAATGATTGATCCTGCCACTGGCGGAACTAAGAAGCTAGAAATGCCGAACGTTCGTCGGGATGATCAGGTATGGGCTGAAGTTGAGCTACCTGCAGATGTGGATTGGCAACAAGAAGCTTTACGTAGAGCTAACGTTAAGAAGGACGGTGAAATTGATGTAGGTACTGCACACATTACTGACATGGTTCCTCATGGTGGTAGCTACAGATACAAAACAAATCCCAATATGACTGGTGAATGGTTGATTGGTGGGGAACTTAAAATTAACCGTGTGTTATCAGACGACGAAGTAAAAGCAATCAACAACGCCGCTGGCGTAGAAGACTTGCCTCGCTACAGTGAATTTATGGATCAGTACGTAAAGGCACCAACAGAGACGGGACTTATGTCTGCGGAGGGTGCCGCAAAAAAGTCCCCAGCCGTTGATATGGCGATTAACGTACGAGTCGATAAGAAAGCAGACTTAGATTACGCAGAAAAGCTTATCAGCGGAGAAAAAGTTTATGAAACTAGGAACTCTCGCAGTTTAGATCCTTATATCGGTCAGCGTGTCGGTATCGCTAAAACAGGAGATGGTAAGGCACAGGCAATAGGATCAGTAGAAATTGGTGAGCCTATTGAGGTAGACGAAAAAACATTTAGAAAGTTGCAGGATAAGCATTTAGTTCCGCAAGGTAGCGCCTTTGATGTACCTGAAGGCGGTAAAAAGTATTTGTACCCTGTATCTAACCCAGAAAGATTTGAATCTCCAAAGGATGTGGGGCGAGGAATAGTCAGCAGGAAAATAGTCAACAAATATGCTGGCGGTTTAATGTCGGATGAGTATAACAGGGCAGAGTTATGATTAAAACAGAAGCAGGTGAAAAGATGAAGGAAGAAAACCCAGTTGATGGGATTAAAACCATTGACGGGCAAGAACTTCTGCGTCAAGAACTTGAGAAGCAAAGTAAGAAGTTTGGGGTTTCCGATATGAACATGGGTGGTTTGATGTGTGGTGGCATGGGAGTCACCATTGGTATTGAAGAAGAATCTGGTAATGAAATTCCTGCTGGATCTATGCCTCAAGAAGTTGCCGATGATATCCCTGCAATGTTATCGGAGGGTGAGTACGTTATCCCTGCTGATGTTGTTCGCTGGCATGGGGTTAAGCAGTTTGAGATGATGCGTCAAGAAGCCAAGATGGGCATGGGCTTGATGGCTGAAGATGGACGTATTGCTGAAGTAGAGCATGAAGAGCACGAATACGAGATTGAAGAAAAAGACAAACCTAAAGTTGAAAAAGCTACAGTTAAAGTTGTAGAAGCGGCTGAAGGTATTATTACTATGCCAGAGGCACCAGACCCTGTAGTACCCGCTAGGTACCGTCTAACACAGGAGATTGATCCACAAACTGGAAGGATTGTTTATGTGTACCGTGACCCTGTCACCGGAGAAACAGTAACCCCAGAAGAATTTAAACCTGAATTGTCTACTCGTATGTCTCCCGGTGAGATCATACAACGAGAAGTATACGGCAAAGAATACAAAGAATGTGGTGAAGGTTTTATTTATGACCCCGACACAGATACGTGTGTTCCTGTAGCACCAGAAGCTGTAGCGGAGCCTTCCGTGGATGTATCCACTGGAGATGGCGGCGGCGGTGGCGGTTTTGAATCGTACACACCCCAATACGCAGATCGTTTAGGTACTAAGTTAGCAGAATCTTTAGGGCCGTTGTCTGCGGAAGACTTAGCTACACAGCCGGGTGCTACTTTAGCAGATAAAGCTTTTTCTCGTATGACTCAACCGACAGATGCAAAGCCTTCTATCTTTCCAGGGGTAGGTATGCTTATTGCAGAAGGGCAACGTTTCTACGATGAGGTTGGAGCATCTAGAGCGGCGTTAACTCGTGCGAACGAATTATCTAAAACTGCTTTAGGTTTAGATGCCTCTAAATTACCTAGAACCTACAACTATACTTTTGATCCAGAAACAGCTTCTTTTAAGGCAACTTCTAGCACCAAGATTACTGAGTTACAAAGAGGAGAAAATGGCGGTGCTTGGGCATCTGATTATGCTCATACTGATCCGACTACAGGAAAAGAAGTTGATCCTTTTAAAATGACAGATGACGAGTTTGAATCTTGGATTGATGCAGTAGACAAAGCAGATTTCCGTTCTTTATCCGCAGTAAGTGGTGATGGTAAAGCATCTACGTCACTTTCCTCAGACCAAATAGGTACGGGTACTGCTACAGGTTTGAGTGGAATAAATACGGATTGGTCTGAAGAAGACCAAGACAGTGAAGACAACTCTAGCCCAAGCAACAACGACGGGGTTTCCGATTCCGTTGGGAGTGACCCAGATGATTGGAGCGGCGGCGGAGAAGAATGGAATAAAGGCGGTTACGTCACCAAAAAGAACAAGCCTAAAGTGGCAACAATGCAATATTCAAAAGGAAGCAAGTAATGGCTGAAGATATGATGAATGAAGAAATGACTGGCATGGCAGCCCCTGCTCCTGAAGCAATTATGCCAGCAGACGAGCCTATGGCAGACGAAGAGCAGTCTAAGTTTGATATGGAAACTTTGATGGGCAACTTCATGGACATGGACGACGAGAAACGTAAGAAAGCAACTATTTTCTTAGCATCTCCCGCCGCATCTTATTTTGACGAGATTGTGGGCGAGCCTGTCATGGCACGTCTTGTCGAGCAGTTAGGCTCAACAATTCAAGGTGAAGCAGAGCCAGCACCAGAAGGTGAGGGCATGATGGCACCCGAAGAAGAACCTATGGCAGAGATGCCTATGGAAGAAGAGGAAGCTACTCCTCCGGTATAACAACCGCAAGTAGTTTATATGGGCTACCCATTATGGCCCCCAGCAAAAGGAAACACAAATGGCTAATAAACGTTACTCACGTCAAGAGATTGAGGAAGAAGAAGTACAACAAGAAGAAGCAGTAGAAGCGCAAGCTGAAGATACTGCGGAGGACTCCGAAGAAGAAACCTTTAAGAAACGATACGGTGACCTTCGGCGTTATATGCAACAGACTGTAGAAACCAAGGATAGGGAACTAGAAAAACTCAAGCAACAAATCAACGCTCAGAAAAAGGAAGAGTTTAAACTTCCAACATCTGAAGAAGAGATTGAAGCATGGGCTACAAAGTATCCTGAAGTTGCAAAGATTGTTGACTCTATTGCTCAAAAGCGGGCACGAGAAGCCAGCCAAGAAGTAGAACAGAGTATGTCTGATCTGCGGAAAATGAAATCTCAGCTAGAGAAGGAAAAAGCACAACATCAACTTCAGCAAATGCATCCTGATTTTGATAGTATTCGTGCCGATAAAAATTTTCATGCTTGGGTAAAAGAACAACCAACTTATATCCAAGATGCACTGTATAAGAATGATACAGACGCTATTGCCGCAGGACGTGCAATTGATTTGTACAAAGCGGATATGGGGATGATCTCAGAGAAGCGTTCTGATTCTCAGTTAGAAAAAGAAGCGGCTAAAGCCGTTAAGAAAACTACAAAGAATTCTCCATCTGCATCGCCAAATGCGGAATGGAGTGAAAGCAAGGTTGCTGCTTTAAAGGCGTATGAGTACGAGAAGTACGAAGAAGATATTCTTAGCGCAATGCAAAGTGGTAAATTTGTTTATGATATGTCGGGTGCGGCACGATAAAAGGCTTGACACAAAGTTAATTATCGCTACACCAGATGTATATTTACTAGGTATGAGACAGCCCCGTATGGACAACCTGTCTTTTATCTAGATAATAAAGATTACTAACCGTATAAGAATACCTTGAAACCGTGGCCTCTGATTGTAATGCTTTTGGCCGAGCATGTCAACCCAGACACCCACAGTGTATCAAGCCTCTAAGACGGTCAGTCGTAATCTAATATGTAAATTATGCCTGACTATGAGGAGAACTTATCATGGCATTTCGTTCAGCAGCAGGATACGGAAACTTACCTAACGGTAATTTTTCACCTGTAATCTATTCGCAGAAGGTTCAGAAAGCCTTCCGCAAGTCTTCAATTGTTGAAGACATCACAAACAACGACTACTTCGGTGAAATCGCTAACTTCGGTGACTCTGTAAAGATCATCAAAGAGCCAGAGATCACTGTTAAAGAGTACTCACGTGGTACGCAAATCACAGCGCAAGACATCGACGACGAAGATTTCACTCTCGTAGTTGACCAAGCGCACTACTTCGCATTCAAGATGGACGACATTGAAGATGCGCACTCACACGTAAACTTCATGGATATGGCTACTGACCGTGCTGGTTATCGCCTCCGTGATCAGTTTGACCGTGAAGTACTTGGCTACATCTCAGGCTACAATCAGTCTGCGGTTTCAGGTGCGGCTGACACTGTAAATACTACAGTATCAGGCTCTGTTGCTGTCACTACTGCAGGTACCGATGAACTGTTGGCTTCTATGAAGCTCGACGCTACTGACTTCTCTTTGGATGACGGTGGTGCTGCTGTAGCTGGTGAAGCGATTCCTTTGAAGCCTCGTCTTCCAGGTGTTACTTCTACTACAGATGACGATATCTCTCCACTCCAATTGATCAACCGTATGGCTCGTCTTCTTGACCAGCAATTCGTTGATACAAATGGCCGTTGGTTGGTTATTGACCCTGTCTTCATGGAGCTTCTCCGTGATGAAGATTCACGTCTGTTCAACTCTGACTTCGGTGAGAACGGTGGACTTCGCAATGGCTTGACTGTTAACAACTTGCACGGCTTCCGTGTCTATGTTTCTAACAACTTGCCAGTAGTTGGTGGTGGTGCGGCACAGTCTTCATCAACACTTCAGGCAACAGACTACGGTGTTATCGTAGCTGGTCACGATTCAGCAGTAGCATCTGCACAGCAGATTTCTAAGACTGAAACTTACCGTGACCCAGATTCATTCGCAGACATCGTCCGTGGTATGAACCTGTATGGCCGTAAGATTCTTCGTCCTGAAGCAATCACTACTGCTCGTTACGTAACAGCAACTGGTGTATAAGGGGAGAACTTACAATGTCTAAATCTACTTCTTTGCTTGCAAAAGCAATCATGGTTGAGAAGGAAGTTGAGCTTCCAACTACAACTGGCACAGTCACAGGTCCATCAGTAGGAGCGGGTACTCTCGTTCTTGCGGCTGGTGTTGAGTTGATCGACGCTATGGACTCTGCGGACTACGACGTTACAGTAACTGACGGAACTACAACTTTCATGGCGGCTACCGCTGTGGATAGTGGTTCTGCGGGTGACTTCGCTTTCGGTACTCAAACTCAGGGTATCGTTGCAACCGCCGACACAATCGACGTAACAGGTACAGCTGGCGCATCTCCAGCGGCTACAGTAACTGCTCGTGTATGGGCAATTGTTGTTGACGTGAACGAAGCGACAGCAGGTGCTGACGAAGTTGATCGTGATCAGCTAGCGTAAGCTAACCGATGATGGGGGCTTCGGCCCCCTGACTCTTTTAAAGGAAAGAAAATGTCCAAGTCGAATTATTTAGAAAACGCAGTCTTAGACTTCTGGCTTAACGCAAATGCCGGTGGCTTTAGTGCACCTGCTACTATTTATTTAGGTCTTATTGAAACAGCAGACCCAGACGATAGCACAATTAATGAAATTGCATCTACCAGCTACACAGCAACTGGAGCAAGTGCTAACCAACGCCCACCAATTACTTTTGCTACAACTTCTGGCAGTAGCTTTGCCGGTCCTAATTCCGACATTGAATTTGAGAACACTTTAGGTTCTGCATTCACAGTTAAAGGCTTTGGTATTTGGGATGCCGCTACAGGCGGTAACTTACTATACTGGGGCGATATCTCAGATAAAACGATTGAAGATGGCGACTCCATCCGCTTTGAGGCTTCAAGCTCTATTACAATCTCTGAGGACTAATTAATGGCATTAGTTGTTGCTGATCGTGTCAAAGAGACTACGACGAGCGTTGGCACGAGTACAATAAACTTAGCCGGTGCTGAAGATAACTTTGAGACTTTTGTTGCGGGCGTGGGGACTGGTAATACCACCTACTACGCTATCGTCGATAAGGGTAACTCTGAGTTTGAAGTTGGTGTCGGTACAGTTACGTCTGGTACTCCCGATACACTCTCTCGTGACACAGTTTTAGCTTCATCTAATTCTGATGCTTTAGTTAACTTTAGTGCAGGGGAGAAAGATGTCTTCTGTACACAGCCCGCTGATAAGGCAGTCTATCTAGACTCCAGTGGGCAATTAGTCATTGACGGCACATCAGTCACTGCAACGGCGACTGAACTCAACTACGTTGATGGCGTAACCTCAAATATCCAAACACAGCTTGATGCAAAAGTAGACCTGTCTGGCGATACCATGACGGGTGCTTTATTATTGAATGCTGATCCCTCTGCCGCTTTAGGTGCCGCAACTAAACAGTATGTGGATAACCTTGTTACTGCGGCTATTCACTACCACGATCCTGTCCGGGTAGAACGTCCTGATACTGAAGGTAACTTAGCTGGTACTTACGATAACGGTACGGATGGTGTGGGTGCAACGCTCACAAACAACGGTACACAAGCCGCACTTGTTATTGATGGTGTTACACTTGCTACCAGTGATCGTGTTCTTCTCTACAACCAGACCGATGCAACAGAGAATGGTGTCTACACTGTAACTGACACTGGCTCTGCTTCAACAAACTGGGTCTTGACACGGGCCACAGACGCAGATTCATACGCAGTTGGTGACCCGGATGCGTTTGGTGGTGGTGACTCTTTTTATGTGACCGAAGGTGATGATGGTGCTGGTGAGACTTACGTCTGTAACAACACAGGTGCTATTACTTTTGGTACAACCGATATTACATTCGTGCAGATATCGTCTGCTCAGATCTACACTGGCGGTACTGGTGTTACCATTAGTGGAACTGACATTAGTGCTAATGTATCTGCTACTACACAAACAACTGCCGCTAACTCTGTCACATCCACTGCAAGTCGTACATATGCTGTACAGGTAGATGGTAGCGATAACCTTGTCGTTAACGTCCCTTGGGTAGATACAGATACTGACACAGATACTACGTATACAGCAGGTACTGGCTTAACGCTTAGTGGTACGCAGTTTAACGTAGATGATGACTATGTTCTCAATACTGGCGATACAATCAGTGGTCAGCTAGTTATTGAAAGCTCCCTCAATCCTCCTGTTGAAATTAAGCGTGATGCCGGTGCAGTAACAACGGGTAACTACGTTAACCTGAGACTTAACACACAAACTTCAGGCACCCCTGCTGATGGCTTAGGTAGCATGATCGACTTCTATGTCGATGACGTTATTAAAGGACGGGCTGGGTACACGAATGATGGTGACTTCCATATTAAACAAAGCGATGGAAGCACAGACAGTATTACGGTTGATAGTACGGGTGACGTAACTTTATCTAACACTCTAACAACAGGTAATACCTCCGCCCGTGAATGGGTAGAAATTAAATCAAGTCAATGGCCTGAAGTTCGCTTAACATCACCGACTGATGCGGCGGGTATTCGTTATGGCATGACCCATACTACGGATAGCAATTACGGGGTAACCGTGGGGGATGGGTACGTTTACGGAGCAGATACCAACTCCATGCTCCTCATCATCCCGCAAGATGGCTCATCACTAAAACGTCAAGCGGCGTATAACACCACCCCTTATACAATTTGGGACAGCAATAATGATGGCTCTGGCAGTGGCTTAGATGCTGATACTGTCGATGGCATTCAAGCATCTTCATTCCTACAAACAACAGATCAAAGTGTTGTTGTTGCTTCTGGACTCACTTCTACTAGCAATTTAAACAGTATTTCTGATGGTTGGTATAAATGGGGTAGTGACAACCCGACTAACAGTCCTTTTGATTACGCTATTCTTCTTCAGGCCTCTGACCCTAATCAAAAAAATCAGCTTGCATTTGGTGGAAGTGGTACAGGTAAACTTGCTGTAAGACGAGCAGACAGCGGAACATTTTATGATTGGGCTAATTTTTGGAATGAAGATAACGATGGCTCTGGCTCTGGCCTAGATGCTGATTTGCTTGATGGTATTCAGGGTGCTTCATTCCTGAGAAGTGACACAGCAGATACTTTCACAGATATTAGATTCCCCGGATCTACAAACAATGCCCGTTTTGTAACATCTGGTTCTTGGGGTGGGTATTTGCAAACCGATAATGGGTACATTCATTTTGGCCCTGCGAACAGTAGTTACGCTCACATTTACACAGATCGTCCTTACTTTTATTTTAATAAAGCGTTACAAGTAAACGGTGCTACGGTATTAACAACATCCGATGAAGGTTCTGGCAATGGCATAGATGCTGACACTGTAGATGGCATTCAAGGTGCTTCCTTCCTAAGAAGTGATGCGGATGATACTGCAACCGGAACTATTACATTCAATGGAGGGAGCAATTCTGGTTATGGGCCGATTATAACCTCTACATCTAACGGCGGCCCTGCTTTAAAACTAGACTCAAATGGCACAGACGGAAAAGAACTTTGGCTTATATCTAACGCAAGTGGGAATACTGACGGTGGTGGAAGGTTCCAATTTTGGAATAATTCGGACAACAGAACATTTGCAACATTTGCCGCCAATGCCGGAGAAAGAACTAAGCTATATAACCCTGTCGAAATTGCTCACACAAATTTATCAGCAGAGCCATATTCAGGGTTACATATTAAGAATACTAACTCCGCTAGTGGGGCGGCCTACACAGGTTTGTATGTTGATGCCGCTATTCAATCTCACATTCGTCTTGCTACTGCGGGATCGCTTAAATGGCAGATGCGTACAGGCACGACTACGAGTGGTGAATTAAGATTCTATTCTTGGGACGGTAGTGCTGACGTATTTACACTTGCCAGTAATGGCAACGCTACTTTAACTGGCGAATTGACAGTCAACTCTGACGAGCGCATCAAAGACAACATCGAACAGATTGATGGTGCGCTTGAGAAAGTACAAGCTATTCGTGGTGTAACCTTCAACAGAACTGATACTGATGACGATACACGCCATGCAGGGGTAATCGCTCAAGAAGTAGAGAAAGTCCTGCCAGA